CTAGATATCTAGTGCTGTTAGAGGATTAAACCTCACCGCATCACTCAAATGGTTTGGGGAAAAGTGCGCGTAAATCATCGTGTGATCGATGTGCTGATGGCCGAGGATTTCCTTCAATACAAGAATGTTGCCGCCATTCGTCATAAAGTGGCTTGCGAAGGTATGGCGTAGAACGTGAGTAGCTTGGCCTTCTGGCAAATGGGGAAGGGCGATCGTTAACCACTTATACACCACGTTGTAACTACAGGTGAATAGGCGCTCATTGGTCGGCTTATATATCTGGTGATATAACTCTTCAGAAAGAGGCACCGTCCGGTTGCGTTTACCTTTGGTATTGCTGTAAGTGATCCGGTACTTCGCCAAGCTAGAACCTTTTAAAAATATTGCTTCCCGTACGCGTGCACCCGTCGCTAGACAAACCTTATACACCTTAATCAGTTCGTCACCAATTGGGCTTTGTCTCGCTACTTCGAACAAGTGGCGAATTTCTTGCTCGGTCAGGAACGCCAGTTCGGATTGAGGCTTTTTGATTGCCTCGATACCATCAGCTGGGTTTGGCAGTTTCCATTCACCAAGCTTTATCAGCTTATTGAACATTGCTTTGAGCAAACCGAAATCCACATTATTAGAAGCAATAGACAAGTCTTTGTGTTGTTTCCCTCGGCCTTTATTTGAGCGAGTCGCTCTATAGACTGCGAGTTGTTGTGCATTGAGATGCGAAGCAATAGGGTTGTTTAAATCTGAAACCATGCTTTCTAAACGAAGACGAGTATGGTCACCGGATTTTAGATTCTTGCCATGCAACTTAAACCACAATGCAACCAACTCAGACAAACGACGATGATCAGGTTTAGAACCTAGCCAGGGCTTATCTTCTACTTCTCGCATAGTGAATCGTTCGAAAGCAGCAGCTTCACCTTTAGTAGCGAACCTCTTACGAACGCGCTTACCTACTCGACCGTTTGGGTAGCATTCACAAAGCCAGGGTTTCTTTGAGCCGTCTTTTAAATTTCGAATAGACATAAAGAGAACAAAATGATTACTGTGTATTAATACAGTAATACACTACTGTAACTACTTCAATGTGCACTTTGTTAATATCAAACACCATATTTAGTTATGTATATTTTCCAAAATTAGGGGTTGAAATTAACTGAAATTGGTTTATTCTATTTGCTTAGAGACACATTCGGGTCTGGGGAGCACTAGAAAATGAAAGCTACTGCATTTGGCAAATATTTGCGGACGTTACGCATAGAGAAAGAGATTCTGCTAAAAGAAATGGCAGAAAAGCTTGATATTAGCTCTGCGTATCTATCCGGATTAGAGCTAGGTAAAAAAGCGATATCTGAATCTCTTATAGAAAAGATTGTCGAGAAATATGAATTAAACGCTAACGAGGTGTGTGCATTGAAATCTGCGGCTTCAGTATCACAACCTAACGTTAAAATTGATCTTGTTGGTAAAAGTAACGAAGAGCGAGAGATGGTAGTTTCATTTGCTCGTAAGTATGAATCACTAACAGATGAACAGCGTGAGCAGATGAGAAAAATTATGGAGATGTAATGGACAAACCTCAACGCAAATTAGGTACGAAAGTCTCACCTCGCTCTGCTGCGAACATTAGGAGTGAGGCAAGAAATTTTCGATGCGAATGTAACTACCAGCTAAATACGTGTGTAGCTAGATTGTTGGCAGCATTGCAAGCAATCGGTTGGTTGGAGTTCCAAGTTGTTGAAAAAGATGAGCCTAATTACTTTGGTGAAGTATTAGGAGAGGAAGAAGCACGAGCTTATCCTGATGAAGGCTATATTGCGATACGTAAAGATATCTACGACCAACTAGAAGATGGTTGTGGGCATGCAAAATTTACGATTGCACATGAGTTAGGTCATCTCGTCATGCATCAAGGTATTAGACCTAGTTTTGCTAGAGGCAACCATGAGATTTTCGAAGACAGCGAATGGCAAGCGGATGAGTTTGCATCAGAATTTCTTATAGACAGCAGCTTGGTTGATGTTGAAGTAGATACACCTGCGACTGTATCTAAACGATTTGGAGTTACTGAGCATGCTGCTGAAGTTAAGCTAAGTAAGCTGAAAAAGAGTGCTTTAAAAGCAGAGTAGTAGATACAAAAATAGGAAGGCTGCGACCCCTTCCTATTGAGTAAGATTTCGAGGTAATGCTACTACCTCGTAAACCAGCTAATGTATAACCACTAGCAAATTAGACAATTGTAAGGTTATCACAAAAGTTGGGATTTTCAATAGTAGCGTCTTTAAAAGAGGACTCACTATGAGTACCAACAACGAAACAGTTGTAATTTATTCGAAGTTTATCACTGTCAAAGGTAAGCGTATTTATGCACACCAAAAAGGGCTAGACGCATTCCGCCTAGAAATTCCAAAAGACAAGTACAAACCTCGTTAAACAACTTATACCGGATACTGGTTATTTATAGCCAGTAATCCGGTTTTTTATGGAAAATAATATGAACCTTACAGAACTATTTAATGACAGCATCATGCAAAGCATGTTGCTTAGCCCGTTAATGGGCGTAGTCTTTGCTGCAATTTTTTCAGGATTGTCTTCTGCACCTGCTTTAGGCAATGCTACAACGGTTATAATCACTAAAGAGAGGTATCGAGAGCGTATCATTGATAGGCGTGAACGGGCCAATTCGCATAGCTCAGCAGATGATGCAAAGGGGGTACTGTTCTTTGCTATTTTTGCTTTGTGCTTTTCTATATGGAAGTATGCGACCATTTATGACCAAGTGCTCACATGGTTAGCCATTGCTATTTTCACAGTATTCGCATTTTCCTTCACGACTATTGCAATTTCGGTGGTGAAAGGTCAATACACTTCAAATGATTGGTGGTTTTACACCTTAGCACCACTTGTTTACCTATCGGCTTGCTTGTTTTTGGTTGACCTTGCATACGATGCGTTTGATCCGAAGGTTCAGAAGATTGCACTTGAGACTAATGTTATCGAGTTCTATGTGCATAAACTGACGGATTTTGGACGCAAGTTTATGATGCTACAGTTGCTAGGTTTGTTCAGTTTAGTGCTTACCTTGGTTCTGTCTGCACTTATCCAAGTTCACTATTTAAGTCTGCTTAATATTCGAGGCTATGGTAGAGGAGACTTCTTTTGGCAATGGCTTGCAAAGATTACCGTCGTTTTCTCTAAGAAAGGGTGGGTAGTTTTTGCGACAATTCTGTTAGTCGTATCCTATATTACCTTAGAACCTTCTTTGGGAGCGAACTGGTGGTCCATTGAACAACCAAGATAGTTAACTGATCCCCCGTTTCCTTACAGGGGGATATTAGAAACCATATATTTCCCTATGTCTGCCAAGGTAGTAAGCATGTTCTCCAGTGAGGCCGTTAATTACCGTGTGTTCACTTATACCTAGAGCATTCAGAGTTTTTATAGGCAGGGAAGGGCTAATTAATATTTCACCGTTATCGGAAAAAGAAATTAGTCCTTTGTCGAACAATTTGTCTGCGTTCGGAGATAGTGGAAGGCCGTTGTAACCATCGACTTTTTCTTGATCATCACTTAAAGCCCAAGAAACAATGTGTGAAGCAATCAATAACTCTGGGATAGTAATATTTGTAACTGGGCAAGTATTGTCCCAGAGTTCTAATACGTCCTTCCTGAATTGACCCTGACCAATACGAGCGTTAACAATAGCTTGTTTTTGACGCTCGATATCAGCTTTGCGTTTTCGTTTCTTTTTCTTTGCTGCATCTTCATCGCTGCGGATTGGTCTATTAATTTTTGAGGCTGCTTCACCAACAGCGCTTAAAACGATATCTGCTACGGCTTCCGGGATAGAGACCATGTAGTTTTCGCCCACTTCACTCCTAGAGTTGAATAGCTTAGGAACACATGAGGAGTTGAATCTATCGATGATCTCGTTTTTGAATTCGGTATTGTTAATCGGCTGTGGTAGCACTATAAGTTCAACGTCGATCTTAAAGCCTTCAAGCTTCCATTTATCGTAGGTTCTAGTATCCGGACGTTGATGAGGATATGCGTCGGACGTAGCTTGGGCCAAGTAAACAACGTGTTTATTACTATGGCAAATGATGACATCACCAGATTTAACTTTTGGTACTGGTTTCCAGCTTGCATTAACAAACCGTTTCCCATTTTTATTGATTCCATACTCAGGTGCCCACAAAAAGTTATGCTTTTCTACTTCTTCTTGTGAGTCCCCGATGTTTACCCAGTAGTAAGCCACTATTTAAAATCCTTATATAGAAACAGCCAACTTAGTTGACTGCTAAAATCTAATTACATTCTTCGATGAACAACCAAATTCTGTTACACAAGTCTTTAAGCTCAGGGGTTAGCTGCCAATCAATTTGGTTGTCATCATTTTTACCCTTCATTATATTTACAACAGTGTCACAAAAAGCTACTTTGATTCTGATGGTACTACCTGAGCTTGGAGAATCCACCACTTGGTCTCCAACTTTCTTAGTTGGTGGGCCGTCTCGATAGAAGTAGCTATTGGGTGATTTAGTCGCGGTGGAGGAACGTGAAACTTTGTCTTCGAGTAAGCCACCGATACCGATCTCTGAATTTTCAAAATATTCGTCAGCTAAATCCTCAAAGTCATAAATAGACCCCTGAGTTTTCTGGAAGCTATCCCAATGTTTTTTCGCTGCTTTGATAATAATGTGTTGAGGAATATAGTTTTCGATTTCTTTCCATTTGAGTAGCTCAAAGCGGTCGCCAAGGGCTTCTTTTAGATCTTCAACACGACGGCCTTTACTGTCGATGTCAGCATCTGCGATAAGTAGTATGTCCTTACTTAGCTTTTGAGCTGGTGTTTGCGATGTTTCTTCGGGATCTGCCTCATCTGTAAATGCCCAGTGGGTAATATTAGAGCCTTGATACTCAACAAAAACATAATGCAGATTTTCATTGTATGTGCGTAGCTTGGCAACGCGCGCTTTAGCGGCTTCGCATTCTGCTAGAGTACCATCTTCAGAATTACTGAAAGTTTCAAGCTCATCTAGATACTTGGCTAAGTAAACCTGTAGGTAGCGTTTATCAGTAACGCCCTCAACCCAAATAGAGCAATTGGCCAGAAGCACTGAAGAAGCTAGGACACCCAAATCTTTGAGAACTTCGTTATTGTTAGCTTGGCTTTGAACGATAGAAGTCGCTTTACCATCTTGATCAACGGTTTTCTTCACACTGATAAGGTTCAGATCATCAGCTTCTAACGTTAAGTCAACAAAGTGGTTAGATTGAGTGGTAAAGAAGAACATATGCTGAGGGCATGCTCTAAATGCTTCAATCAGCGCACGCTGCATACCTGCGTGCAGGTTTTGTTCAGGTTCTTCGATGAAGAAAATTGTCGGCTCTTTTTCCAAGAACGGGCGCACGGTCAGTGCAATCATCGCCTGAATACCATCGCCGAGTTCATAGATCGGACGCTGAGGTTCATCCCCAATTTTGATATGAACGACATTGTTTTCTTTCGACGATTTTTTGTCATCTCTATCTTTACGGGGGATGATATTTACACGTTGACCCTCAAAGAAGTGCATAGAAAGGTAGTCTTGGTATTTTTTGACACTTTCTTGTTCTTCTTCAATACCTAATAACGCATACACCATATCCTCGTACAAAGTATGACCAGTGAAAATGTTGGGCGTTGAACCAGAAGACAAGCCACCAAAGTAATCTTGTAGCGTGCGCTCTAAGTAAACGTCGTTGGTTGGTACCAATGTACGAAGACCGCGAAGGATAGGTATGTACTCTTTCCTTGTACTTTGCATGTCGAAATCAATAGATGCACGTGCATCGGTCATTTTATTCTGAAAGTCTGTCGAAAAAAATTTTCCGATTATTTCAGTAGTATCGCTATGATTGACACCACCACTCCGGATATTAAGTAGCTCGTTCTCAATTACATTTCGGAGTGCCTCGATGAGGTTGGAATCGAGTAATGCTTTTTTACGGAGTGAAAGTAGGCTATTGACAGCTGTATAGACTGAAGGAAAATCGGGCTCGCTCACATTGAGTTCGTCAATTGCTGTTTTATATAATCCCAGGCCTAAGTCAAATGCTGTAATCGCGTTGGAAAAAATCGTACGTATAAATCGACTTTTTCCTGAACTATTTGGCCCGATTATCACATTGATTTGGCGTATATTTTCTAGGGTGCTTGGTCTAGCATCCACTAGCTCGAAGTCCTGGTTACTAAGCGCGGGAACATTGATAGCAGTTACCTTATTGAGCTCTATGACCACTTACTTTTTCTCCATCATCAACGCACTTTGCCCACAACCCGCACTTCATCATCAATAGTCAGTATTGGACCATTAACGATGATCGCCAGTGTCTTACCTAATAGGCGCCGAGTTTCGGCTAGGAAGAGCAAGCGCTTAAAATAATTATTTAACCGTTAACGGTATTCGTTTGTTCTTTCTTGCTTGGCTCATTTGCTGACGGTGTTTTTATCGCATGCGCCAACTTAACCGCTTCATTCATGTTCTTGATAAAATCGGGAACATTACTAGTATCGGCTTTCCCTTCATTATGCCTATAAAAATTATCCATAAGCTGTTGCTTGGCCTCTATACGCTTTTCTGGTGTGAACTCTTCGAGGTATGGACCGATAGAAGCTAGCTGTAGTCCCCGTTCTCTGTAGTGTCGTTCTTGACCTCGGTGGTAAGCTGACTCTTTGAGAAGATATACAGAAGGCGAACTAAATAAAATTATAGTTAGAAATCGAAGGAAGTAGCCTGTCACTTCGTCTGGGAATACGAATGTAAGAGATGAAACACCATTATTGTTAGCCGTAAAACCAACAAAGAAAAGAATAAATGCCGCTAAGGGAAGCAGCATCATAAATAAACCAAGCCATCGAAATTGGTTTGCAGTTTTCTTTTCTTTCTCTGCTTGATCTATGTCAGATTTAGAACGACGAAATTCGCTTAGTGAGCCCAATATATCAGTGAGCTTCTTCTTCTGGTTTGCAAATGAATTGACTTCTTTTCTTATATTGTTTTCTAATACGAAGGACAAGTTTTCAATTTTAGCTTGTAATTCACTAATATCCTTTTCTGTTTTAAATATTATTTCTTCACGTTCTTCTGAGAGCTTATTTGACCAGGTACTATAGCTATCTGTGAATTGCTTAGATAAATTATCTAATTTTTTTGTCGCTTCATTTGTGTTGCTATTTATTTTTTGAATTATTTGATGGTCAGAATCGGATATTCTTTTAGATATAATTTCTTCAAGCTCTATAGATTTGTTTTCTATCTCTTGAAGATTTAAATTTTTTAAATCGTCAATATCTTTTTGAATAGAAATAACTTTCTTTGATATGACCTCTTCGCTTTTTATTAGTTTAGTGACATCGTCACCAAGCATATCAATACCTTCAACGGTGAAGGTAATACCATACGAACTTATTGCCAGTGATAGTGCTTTTACTTTTTTATCTAGAAGATCTCTATTTGGGGTTTCACTATCTAATATTAAATCGGTGTTAAATTTTAAACCGCTGCTCTCTGGTAGAACATATATATTAGTCAGTATTAATATAGAGTGTTTTATAGCTTTGAAAAACTTCTTACTTGTCGACGACCACTCATCTTCTATTATAAGAATATTAACTTCAAGTTTTTTTAATAGATCATTTAGTTGTGAAGTAACATGATTTTTTTGTTCAAAATCTATTGCTTTGGTAATTTCAATGAGCTCTTTATATGAAGCGATTACTTTATCTAAAGAGTCGTCAATTATTATTTTTGTCATCTAGCAACCTTATTGATATGACTTTAAATCGTCAATAACTCGGTATGTTGAGTTATTACATTCTCCATCACTTCTTCTCCATCACCAACGCAACTCTACCTACAACCCTTACTTCATCTTCCTCTACTGTCAGAGTGGAACCATTAAAGCTGATCGCCAGCTTCTTACCTGGTAATCGCTGGATTTCGTTCAGGGAGAGTAGGCCGTCCATATCCACGAGGTATGTGCCGCTAACAGCCTGACGAGACTCTTTGTTAATCAGGTATGTGTTCTGGCCATCTTTAATCGCCATCACATTTACCACTCCGAGCTCGTTTAGAAGAGCTTTATCAAATGAAATAACTCCTCTGTTCTTAAGCTTTCCATCTTCTATTGCAAAGCAGTCAATATCAAAAATGTAGGTCTCATTTGCGAATTTATTTGTGTGCGTGTTCATTTTTGAGTTTGTGAAAGGCTCACCTTCGTCTAGCAGTAGCCAGTTTAAGGACACGCCAAGCTTCAAATGCGCTCTTACGGCAATTTCATGAGGTGTTAAGTCGCGTTGCCGCCAAGTCGCGAGCGTTGATTTTGGTATGCCAAAAATAGCAGCAAGCTCTTGTTGTTGCTCTGTTTCTGTGACTTGCATTAGCTTTTTAAGAAAATCTTTACCGCTAACATAGTTCGGCATTTCGATTTTTAGTTGATTAGATTGCATTATCGATCCGTAATCGTATTGTCGATTCGGGTGAGCGGCAACTCATTAGCCCGAAGTAATACATTCAATAACCTACAAGGATAGCATTATGCTTTCATATCAAGTAGTCCTAAATACCCCTTTCATGACGTACGACCAATATTCCCAGTTCTCCGGTATGCCTAAGCGCACCATCATGGATTGGGTAGCAGATAATCGCTTACCTATTAAAAGTAAAACGAAACCTAAAGAAACACCGCTCATCAACATGGTGGCGTTACTTGAAATTGCTACACGTGAAGCAATGGAAAACTTGGGGTAGGTGATCATGCGCTTATCTTCCTTAACTCCAACCAAAGAGCATTGCCCTTGGTGGCTAAACATCCTTGGTTGGGGTTTCGTTTTCGTACAGTATTTCTTCAATTGAGTATTCGCTATGAACGAAATTGACTCAATGTGCGAATTCCGAGGCTCTAAACAAAAGGCATTTAACGAAGCGTGTTGTGCATTTGCGAACTCGGAGAACATGACCAAGTTAGCAAAAGCCGTAGGAATGAATGCCACCATGCTGCGCAATAAGCTCAACCCTGAGCAGCCGCACATTCTAACCAACGTAGAACTTGTGCTGATAACCAAAGCGAGTGGCAACTACACCATTCTTAATAGCCTTTTGCTTGGCCTTGGTGTGGTGATGGCGCATATCCCAAGTGATGTGAGTGAAGAAACCTTTATCAAGCGGGCGCTCGAAAACGCGGTGCACTCTGGCGACCTATCTCGCATGGCGCTGGAACACGGCGGAAGCACCCGCATTAGCCGTTCACACAAGCAAACCATCATCGACAAGGCGCATTGCAGTATCAGCAATCTGGTCGCGCTTATCTCTGATCTTGAAAGTCGCACAACGGGCATCACGCCATTACTAAGTATGAGCGTGGATTTCATCGCCAGTGGTGCACCGGTTCCTGGACTGAGTTAACTCCAGAGAATAGTAAGGATATTTCCACATGATAACGATCGAACTGAACACCCTAGAAGAAGCTTTACATATACAGAACGTTGCTGCGTTGAACATCAGCAAGTACCAACAAAACCCAGTCGAAGGGCAAGAGTGCCAGCAAAACTCAAACATTCGTCTTTGGCAAGATATTCGGCGACAAGCGGGTTTAGAAATGAAGGCCATCTCCGAGCGAGGGGAGCGTGCCTAATGCAATACGTAGCTATTCGATTTTTTGGTGATGGTGCGATGAAGCGCCACAAACACACTCAAGAGCCAGAAACAACGGCTTTAGGCGATTTCGATTCGTTAGACGATGCCGTTAATCAAGCTTGCGAGCTACTTAACTGTAACCACATTCGCCACGGAGTTTTAAGCGAAGGCGAAGGGCTAGGCGGGTTTATCGTTGTAGATGCACAGGAGTTTGCCGAGATATGAGCATTCAAACTTTTACTGAACCTTGCCATTTACCTTGTCCGGATTTGCCGCATTACTCTTTGACAAAGGAAGACAAAGAACGTGGCCTTGTTTGGTTAGAGAAGGTACGAGCTGAGCTTGAAGCAAAACGAGCAACAACAGAAACAGAGCGTGAGCGACGCAAAAGAGTGTGGCTCACGAAACAAAAGCAAAAGTCTTTGCGTTTACCTAATCGTGTGGTGGCACGTTCTTAACTTTCATGAAGAAGAACAACATTAACCTAAGCAATCCACTAAATCGACTCCCAAGCAATCTGCATCGGGAGTTGATTTCTTATCTGGATAATCAAAAAGGCACTTCCCAACTTTCTTTCGTGAATGGCGTATGGGTTCATGATGGTGAACTTACACCGCGAGAAAGAGTATTTGAGTTTGCGTCTATGACTGCTAACAAGCTCAAGCTACCTTTCGATATCCGCAGCTATATAGATAAAGCCGCGGCCAGCCGATTAAGGAAGTATGGCTTCAAGCGGGCGATTGATTTCATAGAAAAACGCAGTAGCGCGGTTGCATCAGCGTTTTCTGTGTTACCTGAAGTTTGGTGGAAAGTTGATAACGAAATCAAAAGAGCCAAATTAGCTATAGAAATGGCAGGGCGCTGCGGAAATAGGGTAAGGCTCGCTTGTGAAAAGGGGCTATCTCCATTGGAATCCGTTTCATTCATCAATGAATTTACTGGAGCCTCTCTGTGGTTGCCAGGATTTGCTCATGTTGAAGATACCAACCAAGCATATTCAATGATCGTCAGGCTAATGGATGAAGCATTTTGGCGTCGAGCTATTGGCCGTATTGTTGTCGCAGTATTTGAGAATGCCCGTCGTGCTGCTGGTATGGTTTCCCCACATACTTCTCCTTATGCTTCCAACTCAGCGTGCGAATGGCTAACTGTTCGTCAAGATCGTCAACGAGAGTGGATTGAGTTGATGGCGATAGAGTCCGAAAGCGGGGACGTAGTTGACCTAAAAACAGTCATTGATTCGTCTCAAAGTAATCCCGCAAATCGTAGACATGAGCTAATGACGCGTATTGCTGGCTGTCAGGAATATGCAGAGAGCAATGATCATGTCGCTCTCTTTGTCACCATGACCTCACCGAGCCGATTTCACAGGCTCAAACAACACGGTAAATACTGGATAGAAAACCCTAAGTTTGATGGTGCTAACCCGAAAGATGCACATGCTTGGTTAAGCCATGGCTGGAACTTGTTTAGAGCCTGGGCCGATTACCGAGAGTTGGTGTATTACGGTATGAGAGTAGTCGAGCCTCATCAAGACGGCACACCTCACTGGCATGGCGTATTTTTCATGCCGTTAGAACACGTAAAGGCGTTCATCGCAGGGCTTGAAGCGTATCAGTTTAGAGAGCCCAAAGACCTATATTTTGAAGACGGAACACCAAGAACCAAAGCGATGAAAGCGCGCTTTGATGCAAAGCTGATCGATAAATCTGCCGGAGGTGCTGTTGCTTATCTTGCTAAGTATATTTCGAAAAACGTTGATGGTTATGCCCTTGAAGGCGAAGTCGACCGAGACAATAAAAGAGCCAAGCTTCAAGAAACGGTAAAGAACGTCACCGCTTGGTCACGTACATTCTGCTTTCGTCAGTTCCAATTCCAGAAAACGCCGCCAGTGACCATTTGGCGAGAGCTTCGTCGTATCGATGAAGAGCAAGAATACTGCTTGTTTGAAAAGGCCAGAAGAGCGGCCGACTGTGGTTTCTTTTCTGCTTACATGGATTATATGGGCGGCCATCGGCTTAGATCGTCTGAGCGTCCAATCCGCTTAGTTAAAAAAGAACGCGAAAACAAATACGGTGAAATTGTTACTGTTACTGACGGGGTGGAAGGTTCAGGTTTACTTGTTTATACACGAGAAACGGAATGGAAACTCATCAAGAAAGAATCCGACCTGTCGGAGGCTTCTGAAGGGAGCGGGAGCGACCGCCCTTGGTCAGGGGAGTTTCCAATTATTTAA